GCGTAAACATGTCAAGATAATAGAGGATAAGAGACAAAAAGAAAACGAAGAGTACGTCAAAGAATTAAAAAAGAAGTTATGAGTAAAAAAGAAAAATTTGATGGTAGATCAAGACCGAGCACCGATTTATATCGTAAACGTTTTGATGAGATATTTAAAAAAGAAAAAATATATCCTGAAAATGCTTTTGCAAAAGGTATAAGAAAGCAAATGGAAAAAGAGAAGAATGAAGAAGAATAATAAATTCAACTATATAAGTGGTAAACAGATCACCAATCCTGATACTGGAAAAAGAGTTTATGAGATAAGTAATTATAGACTTCCGTCCGTTACTACTATATTAGGGGCCACCAAAAACACAGATTTTTTAAAGAAATGGAAGGCTAAAGTTGGAGAAGTTGAGGCGGAACGAATCAAAAACCATAGTAGTAATAGGGGGACATCTATGCACAAGTTCCTCGAATCTTATGTGGAAGGAGTTGGGTACGATGATCTTACAGGGATCGGACAGGAGGCGAAGCCCATGGCCCAAAAAATTATTGAAAAAGGTTTATCGAATGTTACGGAATATTACGGCTCGGAAGTCACATTGTTTTATCCTGGGTTGTACGCTGGGTCTACTGATCTCGTTTGTAATTACAAGGGCCTTGATACTATAATCGACTTTAAACAATCGAATAGACCGAAGAAAGAGGAGTGGATCGAGGATTATTATCTTCAAATTGCAGCCTATTGCATGGCCCATGATTATGTATACAAGAGTAATATCCGTCAAGGAATGATTATGGTGTGTACGCCAGACTTATTTTATCAGGAATTTTCGTTCACGGATCATGAACTACGGACATGGAAACATAAGTTCTTGAAGAGACTAGACATGTACCATGAACTAATGAACGATGAGAAAGAAAAAGTGGCACCAATGAAAGCAGAAGAATTTGAAAACTAATTACAGAATAGGACGGAGAAATCATAACGGGGACAGTGGTAGGTTCTTGGCAGAAATGTCGGCGTTGGTTCGGGTCTCTAGCTCCTTACATATTCATCCCGTTAAACCAACAACTACCACACAAAAATGAAAGGAGAACCATGGATCAAGAACCCGCGGCTAGAACAAGAGCAAAACTAGAAAAAACAAAAGGTAGACACAGAGCTAAAATTGAAATCTTAACTGAGATTTTAAATTGGATTGAACTTGGCAAAAGTCATGAAGAAATGCATGAACATTGTGGTCTTAGTTTAGAGTATCATCGTATGCAAGTAGATATTCTAAAAGAACAAATAAGAGGTTTATTTAAGGAAGAGAAATATATGGAGGATAATTTATAATGAATTGTTGGCACTGTGGACATGAGTTGATATGGGGTGGTGACCATGATACGGAAGATAATGAGGATTATGATATAGTTAGTAATCTTTCGTGTCCTAACTGCCATTCATTAGTGGATGTATGGCATCCATCGACAAAATTAATAGAAGAATACAAAGAATACGATAAAAAATCAAAGTAGTTTAGAATCATTCTAAAGTAATCATGACATGAATGTGGTATAAATATGTCTTAAATAAGGCATAGGTGTTGCATATATATCACAAAAAAATACATAAGAGATGTCACAGATAAATGAGAGACGTTTAAAAAAAACATGAAAAAAAAGTGTCAAAGTGTCAGAATGAGCTATTATCATTGGTATACAACAATAATACGTGACAAAATTAGTGACAGAAACTGTTTTAGTGACATAAATTTATGTCATTTATAGGTCTTTTTAAGTAAAAGGTTAGTCCAAGTTGAGTACAGTGGTGCCGCTCGGGACAAATAAATGGAAAATTTGTTAGGTGATTTATCTGGTACATCTCTTATAGGGATGATATAGGGAGATATGCCTAGGAAAAGACGTAAAGCTATCAACACTATAACAACTCCTGATATACCTTTTCAAAAAGTCAGAGTGGAGTGGGTCGACTGTGTCAGTGACTCGGCTTGGGCTACCGACAAAGAGTTTGATAAAATGAAACTGGCTTATCCTGTTAATGAGGGTTGGCTATACTCAAAAGATGATAAATCTATTAAGATGTTTGCCTCTTATGATAAAGATGAGGATGGTATTACTTTTGGGGATCGAACGATGATTCCTCGTCAGTGGGTGAAGAAGATTCAGAAGATATAACTTCACCATCTATTTGTTTTGCATTTAGAATTGGTGCATAGTCTTCTAATATTTGTTTCATTTTGTTTTCTAGTTCTTGTTCAGATAGGTCTTCTAACTTGCCTGTCTTAATAATTTTTCTATCTATATATAATCCTGCCGCTTTACCTCTAGCTATTTCCATATTTCCTGCAGTTGAAAAGGATCCTTTTTTAAGGGCCTTCTCTTTGATACGATCTAGCTCTGCCAGATGTCCATCAAATGTTACCATAAATTTCTGTATCTTTTCTTCTCTTAGTTTACCGATATACTCTACAACTAGTGGGTGAAATTTAGGGTGTGTTAATTCATAGCCTTCTTGACTGGCTCTATTGGGGCTAAAACCCGCTAATTTTGCCGCCTCAGTTTTTGTAACTGGTTTGCCGTCCTTGTCACCAAAGACTAGTATCTCAGCAAACTTTCTTTGTAATTCTGTCAATCTTTTTGGTACACCCATGTTTGACAATTTAAGTCAATTATCCTATAAAGTCAATAATGAAAGAGAAAAATACTGATGAACTTAAAATAGATATTCCTGAGGATAGAGGCACTCTGGATTTAACTAGACAAATTGATGAACTTAGACAGACTATTAAAGGCTATGAATTTCTTCTTAATGTTTTAAAAAAAGAAATATTTGAAGCTAAGAAAATTTCATCTGAGAATGAAATGAATAAAAATCTCTTGCAAGGATATAAAAAAGTGATAGAGGATTTGTCAGCTAAGTTAAGACAAAAAGATTCATGAGAGTACAAGACTTGCAGTTGTTTCTAAGCAACTTTACGAAAGGATCGGATGCAGTTAAGAATGCAGTCATCTACGTAGAGATTAAAGGAAAACTACACGCTATCAGAAGAATGGAAGTACATGAAAATGCTACTCCAATTATTGGTCAGCCAGGTCATAGTGCACACAGATTAGTTTTAAAAACTGAAAAACCTTCGAGTCTTATCTTACCAGATAAACTTCAGAAGGATTATTAATGCACTTGTGGGCCCAGAAACTAAACTATATAAAAAACTTAAAACTGCCTCAAAGGATATCATTTGGACTAGGTTGGAAAACCTTAGCCTACTTGGTACTCCCGATCTATTGGGCTATAATAATCATTGGCACTTTTTCACTGTAGAATTAAAAGTTGCAAGTGGTAACAAGGCTCGCCTGTCCCCTCATCAAGTATCGTTTCACGCTCGCCATCCTAAGAATTCTTTTGTGCTTGTGGAGTGGAAGAAGAAGTGTTTATTGTTCGAGGGCCATCAATCGCTTGCGCTTGTTGATTCTTCGTTGTCTTCGCTTGATCCTGTAGCTTCCTCGCTTGAAGATTCAGTATCTTTTTTGTCATCGCTTGGTGCTTGATTATTTTTAAGTTGTTTGTAATAGTTTGGATGTCTAAATATGTGGGTCACTTAATTTCAAATTCAAATGGTTTAACTTTGTCCCCATTATCATATTGTTCAGCAAACTTCGAGCATTTTTCTAGATCAGATATTTTATCATCACTATAAATAATCTCTTCATAGTCATCTTCTGGGTCTGCAACTGAAATATAAAAAAATTGATGAAACATTTTATTGCTATCAACTTCATCACACCAACCAACTGATACAAGCTTGTCTGGAAACTTCTCCTGTATCGCGCATGAGATTGGACAACACTCTTTTGCATTTACACCTTTACTAAATAGCTTGGGTGCTAGGTCTATATGTTTTTGTTTAACTTCTATTTTCATTTTGTATCCCCCGTTATTTCAAATTGGCTATCGTCTCCCCACTCCGTACCCTTAAACTTACAAACAAAGTCTTTGGTTTCATATGGTTTTTTTTCATCCATGTCTGTACTTGTGGCAATATCAATTATTTCTTCTTCAGTTAATTGTTTATCGCTTTCTATTTCCCAAGTTTTTGTATCTTGAGACCACTCATCATAAGTATATTTATATTTCATTTTATTCACCCTCCCTGTATTCTTTAAAAAGTTTTTTTGTAAAATTTTCTAAACTCTTTAAATATCTTTTGTCTTCTTGAGTTAAAAACATAATTTGTTTGTCCTCTATTCTTATGGCTTTAACTATTTCTTTTTCTATTTTATCTATTGTCATTTATCCCCCTTGTTTATCTAGTGTTTGTTTAATTGTATTTTCTATTTCCCAATAAAGATCACTACCTTTATCAGTATTTTTTGTAGAACCTATGTTGTCTTTATCAGCTACAACATATTCATTTGCTATATCATCATGCAAACTATCAATGAATTTAAAATATAAATCATCTGCTAATTCACAGGCTAATTCAAAGTTTTTGTCTGTCATTATTCTATCTCCTCTATATCTTCTATTGTAAAATCTCCCGCTGAATTTGACCAATCACTACTTAAATAATCAGAGGCGCATGTGTCTAGTGCAATCTTCTCAGCTTGTTTTTTATCTTTTGCCTCTATTTCTGTTTCATAGATAGCGTAAATAGTTTCTTCTGCTCTTACTTTATATTTTTTCATCTGTTCCCTCATCTGTTATTTCTTCATCAAAACAATGCACCTCTTTATAGTCTGCACCACCATCATTGTGGATTTCTAGTGCCTCGTCTAATGAGTTAGCTTTGATAGTACATTCTTCTCTAACATATTTTTTAACTTCTTGCCAAAATGTGTATTCTTTCATTTGCCCCTCTTAAAGTATCCTATTTTTTCTAAATACTCGTAAGCGTCATCCATAGTTGATCTAAAATGTTTAGTTCTATATTCGCTTGGCGTGTCTTCATCTGCTTGACAACACATACTCGCTAGATGATCTGCTAGTAATGTATTTTGCTTGCTTAATTCAGCAATTCTATTTTTTAATGTTTCATTTTCTGTCATATTATCCCTTCTGCTCGCTTGCTTGTTCTTTAATATCCATATCAAGATCGAGTTTTGCATTTTCTAAACAAGCCCCAATATCCCACATATGAGTTTTATCTTCATAAATTAATTCGTTATCTTTATCAAAAACTCTATAAGCGTGTGTACCTAGACAATCTGGGTCTAAATTATCCCAATCATTATCATTAAGTGGATATTCTACATTTGGCTCTTGCTCGTACACCTCTATTGTGTACCCTTGATATTTTTCTGTTTTAACTTTTTTCATATTCATTTTCTACTCTCTCATATTCTTTTAAATAATCTAAAAAACTATCTGGCAAATCATCTTGATTTAAAGTTTCAGTATTCCAACTGCCATCTGCATATCTCCAAGTTAATACAATGGCATAACCTTCTATTTCTTTTTTCATATTATCCCTTCTGCTCGCTTGTCGCTTGAGCTAGTGCGCTTGTTAGTTTAATCCCAACAGACGCTTGCGCTTGCGCCTGTTGGTTCTAGTTCTTTAGCAATGCGGGTTTACTGTATCGCCCTTTTATACAAACTTGATATTTCATATATTAAATATCCTGTACAAAACCGTTAAAATTTTTGATTGCTCGACCCTTAGCAATTAGACCTACTACAACTTTTTTTGGGTCTGTGTGTCTTAAATCATGTTTATCACCGTTTATGACTTTACGACCCAACCATTTTTTAGGAAGTTTTTTTCTAAATACCGTTGCAATATTATATTTAGTTTTTAATATTTTCTTTACATCATCTAAATTATTTTCGGCTTGTGAATAAGTTAGATCATAATTTTTAGGTATTTTATTCTTTTTATTTAATCTATTTGTCACTTTGGTATAATCGACAAATTGCACGTGGGGGTTATTATCCATTAAATTTTTGCCGTTCTCTAATCTATAACGTTCAAATGGAAGATCAGAAGTGCCATTTAATCTAACAGTATATTTTAATTTTTTTCTTTTTGCCCGCTCATAACCTAGTTTAATTTCACGGTCTAAATGATTTAAAAATTTCAACCTATCCGCTAAGAAATAGAATTTTTTATTTAATCTTGATTTTTGAACGCTTGTCATTTGACCTCGCCCGCTAGTGTTTAAACATAAGTCAATACAAACGGGGCTAGCGTTAGCGCATATATTAACACCGCCTATTTTAGACGGGGCTAAGTGTAATATTTCACTTAAATATTTAAACTTACCTGATTTTTGCATTTTAAAGGTTGAAGACCCTAAAAGCTTTTTTTGTGGTTTATATTTGTATTTCATAATTATTTGTCCTTTTTTAGTTATTTCTTTATTCTGTTATTGTCCCGCTATCCCATAAATAGCGGGTGTTAGGACAATAACATTTTTATATATAATGGCTTGACTTCTATTTGTCAATAGGATAATGAAGGATATTAAATAAATAATAACATAAAGGAAACAATGACAAAAATAACATTAAACAAACTAGTAAAAATAATAAACAAAGAAAACGAACCCCCTGAAAGTTGGACACCTGAGGCAAAAGAGGGCGCAAAATATTTCACTAATTTAGGACATAGTTTAAATGATCTTGATGACGGCGGGGACATGGCTGAAGAGTTTAATAGAATTATGAACCTTGACAGCGATTTATATAAATAATTAACACTTGACACAATGGGGGATATTAAATTATTATCCCCCATATACAGAAATAAATTAACATAAAGGACAAAATGAAAACAAATAATAATATTATAGACTTATCAAAAGACCATAGTTTTAAAGAATTAATGGATTTAACGGCTAAGGCTCAAAAAGTAGACATGAGCGATATAATAGGCGTTAGTAATGTATCAGTTAATCTAGCTAAAAAACATTTATTAAATGATTTATTATTAGATGTTAAAAAAATTAATGTTGATGAGGCATCACTAGTTAAGATTAAAATATGGCTTGAAAGTCATAAAAAACAATTAGAGGCTGAATAATGTCTGTTGATTTTGAGGCATTAGATCATGTTAGGGCTGAGAATAAGGCTCGAGTACATGAAGAGCGAAAACAAATGCGAGTTGAACTAGCTGAATATATAAACAAATGCGACAGTTATGAATTGTCAAGGTTATATGATGAGTACAAACGACTTAGAAAAAAATAGACTATTAAATAAAAAAGATTTTGATTGTTTTTTTGACGGTCATAATGAATATGATTTTAAGAAAATGAGTATCAATAAATTGCGTTCAACTTACGGCGTGACCCATTTAATTAATGGTAAATATAAGGATATGAGAGGCAATTGTTTTAAGTGTTTAACACCTTTAAGGGCTGATTATACACGCCATGAAAACTATTGCTTAGACTGTTAAATAACCTTGAATTTTGACCCCTTACAAATATTAAATAAGTATTGATTAATATATATTTTCTTTTAATTTCTATTTGATTTGACCCCGTTGCGATTAAGTTATTAACTAGCAAAAGTCAGAGAGCCGAAGACCTTGCAAAACTTTTTTAAATCCGTGATCCGTGTACCATGAACCAATGCGCTTGCGCCTTGAAACATGAATTTTTTAGCTTGAGCGTTGTTATATGAAATTTCTAGCTTGTGCCTTGTAAAATAAAATAAAAATAAAATCTCTTATTATTCATGACCCATTAATCATGGGTCATGAAACTTGAATTTTTAGTCTTGTTCTA